AGAAGACACGTCTGTGACGCTGCCAGCAACCCCGACGCGAATTACAATCGGCCTTAGCGCTGGCGCTGGTGCTCCGCCCTTCGGCTATATCCGCAGGGTCGCCATTATTCAGGGCGCCGGAACTGACGCTAACTTGGTTTCGATGACGACATGACCGACCGCCTAGGCTTCTACATCTGGCCCGCCATCGCCATCCTAACCGGATGCGCAATCACCCGCCCTGTAGACGTAGCCCTAGCTGGTCAGCCCCCAGAACGCCTCACAGGCGACATCACCACGCTTGTCGAGTGGAAGTCAGCCGAAGCCGTAGGCCTGCGCTGTGCCCAACTGCAAGCCATCTCTGGCCAAATCCCAACAGGTGGCCACGGCTGCGCCTACGCCAAGGACGGCGGACCAATCACGCTCGTCCTGCCGCGCGACCTGCATCCGCTCATAAGCCACGAGTTAGGCCACGCGCATCAACTGAAAGCCGGTGAGCCTGTAAACCACAAAGGGTGGGGATGATGCCCCTTAAGACCGGATCCTCCCCGAAGGTCATCTCGTCCAACATCCGCACGGAGATGAAGGCAGGCCGCCCGCAGAAGCAGGCAATTGCGATCGCCCTGGCCAAGGCCGGCAAGGCTAAATCCAAAAAGTAGACCTGTGTGCATACCCGGCCCCATCTGGTTTACACCCGCAGATCATGACTGAGCACGATCCACTCGACATACGCAGCTCGCAGGCGCGAGAAGCAGAACGCCGCCACGAGGCTGCGGTCGATAAGCGCGTAACTGTCGAGGACTGGGCGTGGCTACTGGCGTCGAAGCGTGGCCGGCGGATTGTCAATGACCTCCTCGACGTCTGCGGCGTAGACCGCCCGAGCTACACCGGCACCGCCGAAACCTATTATCGCGAAGGGCGCCGCTCGATCGGCCTGCACATACAGCAGCAGGCCAGGAGCATGGCGCCTGATCACTACATCGATCTCCTGAAGGACAACCTATGAGCCTTGAGAACACCCCGACGTTGATGACGACAGCTACAGAGACCACCGAAAGCGCGTCATCCTCGGCCAGTCCCGCACCTGCACCAGCAGATGCGGCTACTGGCGACCAGCAGCCACCTCCTGCTGCAGACACCCCGGCCCCGGAAGACAAGCCCGAGACCACCGAGGCAGCTCCCGAAACAGTGTACGAGTTCACCATGCCGGAGGGCGTCGAGATCGACCCCGCCACGCTTGGCAACCTCACAGAACTGTCGAAGGAGCTGGGTCTGACGAAGGAGCAGGCACAGAAAGTCGCCGACCTCGGTGCGCAGCAGGCCCAGAGATGGGCAGCTGCACAGGAGCAGGCGATCAATGATGTCTCTGCACAGTGGATCGACACGGTCAAAACAGACAAGGAGATCGGAGGTGACCGCATGGCTGAAAAGCTGGCCGTCGCCAAGCGCGCCTTGGACCGCTTCGGATCCCCCGAGCTGACACAGCTGCTGGATGAAAGCCGCCTGGGCAACCACCCCGAGCTAATTCGGGCCTTCTACCGCGCAGGCAAGGCAATCTCAGATGACGCGCTCGTGCCGGGTGGGCGCTCCGTACGCGGAAGCAACGACCCTGCATCTCGTCTCTACGACAACAGCAACCTCTCATAAGGATAAAGCCCGATGGCTACCCTCTCTACAATTCACCCTACACTTCTGGACGTGGCCAAGCGCCTCGACCCGGACGGCAAGATCGACACGATCGTCGAGATCCTCGCCGAGACTAACGAAATCCTCGAAGACATGGTCTGGATGGAAGGCAACCTGCCGACCGGCCACCGCACGACCATCCGCTCCGGCCTGCCTGCTCCTACCTGGCGCAAGCTGTACGGCGGCGTGCAGCCGACCAAGTCGCGCACCGTCCAGGTGACCGACACCTGCGGCATGCTCGAAGCCTACGCCGAAGTCGACAAGGCGCTCGCCGACCTCAACGGTAACACCGCTGCCTTCCGCCTTTCGGAAGACCGCGCCCACATCGAAGGCATGAACCAGGAGTTCTCGTCCTCGCTGTTCTACGCCTCGGAAGCTACCGCTCCGGAAGAGATCACGGGCTTCGCCCCGCGTTTCAATCTGAGCACCGCTGAAAACGGTCAGAACATCATCCGCCAGGGTAACACCCAGCCGGACAGCACCGACAACGCTTCGATCTGGCTGATCTGCTGGGGCGAAAATACCTGCCACGGCATCTACCCGAAAGCCTCGATGGGCGGCCTGCAGATGACCGACAAGGGTCAGGTGACGATCGAAAACATCGACAGCTCCGGCGGTCGCATGGAAGCGTATCGCACGCACTACCGTTGGGATTGCGGTCTCTCTGTCCGCGACTGGCGCTACGTGGTCCGGATCCAGTACAACTCGGAAGACCTCACGGGTCTGCTGACGTCTGGCCCCAACCTGATCGACCTGATGACGCAGGCTCTCGACGTGCCTCCGTCGCTTACCCTCGGCAGGCCAGCGTTCTACATGAACCGCCGCGCACGTTCGTTCCTCCGTCGCCAGATGATCGAGCGCATTGCCGGCTCGTCGCTGACGATGGAACAGATCGGCGGCAAGCAGGTCATGTCGTTCGCCGGTATCCCGGTCCGTCGTTGCGACAGCCTCCTCAACACCGAAACCGGCGTCGCATAAGCGCCCAACTGAAAGGTTATTACCATGATTATGGATGAACGACTTGAGTTCGCAGATAACGTGTCTGTGGCGGCAGCTGCCGGCACTGCACTGATCGGCGATGTAATCGATCTGGGATCCACGTCTTCTGACGTGGGCCTCGGCCAGGATGTGTTTTGCGTGATCAAGACCGGCGCGACCGAAATCATTACCGGCGGCAACGCCGGTACGATCCGGTTCCAGCTGGTGTCTGACGCGCAGGCTGCTATCGCCACGGATGGATCGGCTACGGTCCACTTCGACACGGGCACCATCGTGACCGACGACGCAGCGGCTAACAGCGACCGGCTCAACGCCGGTGCGACCATCGCCCAGTTCGTGCTGCCGCAAGGCACGTACGAGCGTTACCTGGGCATCCTGTGCATCACTGCCACGACCACCACGACGGCAGGCACGATCGACGCTTTCCTCACTGAGGACGGCTCGAAGTGGTACGCACTGCCTGACGCAGCCGGCGCATCGATCTGATGCGGCGGGTCAAAGCTGTTGCGATGGCTTTTCATAACGGCACCCGGGTTCGCCCGGGTGACGTCATTACCGTCGCCGACGCGTTCAAGGCCTCATGGGCCGAAGACGTGACGCCCGCGCCGGCACCCCCGCCTGTCATCGAGACGCCAGTCGTTGAGACTGTTGTCGAAGTGCCAGTCGCGGCGCCGGTCGAGGAACCTAAGCGTCGCTCGCCGAAGAAGGAGGCCGTTGACCTCCCCGACTTCGGCGGCGATCTCGCCTAACGCGGGGGCTTCGGCCCCCGCCCTTCGCTTGAGGACCGCATGGCCACTGTCGTAGACATCTGCAATCTGGCCCTCGCCCACATTGGCGACCGGGCCAACATCACGTCGATCGACCCGCCAGAGGGCAGCGTGCAGGCCGAGCACTGCGCCCGGTTCTACCCAATGGCACGCGACAGCCTGCTCAACATGCACCCCTGGGCGTTCGCATCTAAGCGCGTGGCGCTGGCGGACATCAGCCTGGTGATCGTGCCTCCGGACAAGTGGCAGTACAGCTACGCAGCGCCGGGCGACTTCCTGAAGATCCTCGGGGTGTACGACCCCAACGCGATGTACGACGAGAGCAAGAGCGAGTTCGAATTTGAACTTGCCGTCGGCGTCGGCGGCAACACCCGCGTGCTCTATTGCAACGCCGAGAACGCCATTGCCCGCTACGTCGCCCTGATCAATGACAGCGCGACCTTTCCTCCGTTGTTTACAGAGGGCCTGGCGTGGCTGCTGGCGAGCTACCTCGCAGGCCCGATCATCAAGGGCACCGAGGGCATGAACGTCGCCAACAGCGCCCTGCAGATGGCCATGTCCTACGTCCAGCGCGCGAGGGCAGAGGACGCCAACCAGCGCAACCGCGCCTCCGTCCGCCGCGACACCCGCCACACGCCGAGCTGGATTGCTAATCGCGGCAGCCTGTGGCCGTACGAAGACGACCCGTGGTATCCAAGTGGCAACTAAACTCTTCACGCGATCCTTCAACGGCGGGGTGATCTCCCCGGAAATGTGGGGACGCCTCGACGACATTAAGAACAACACCGGCCTTGCGATCTGCAGGAATTTCATTCCGTTGCCGCAGGGGCCGATCGTCAATCGCCCGGGCCTGCAGTTCGTGCGCGAGGTGAAAGACAGCACGAAATTTACCCGGCTGCTGCCGTTCCGTTTCTCCTCGACCCAGACGTCGGTGATCGAGGCAGGCGAGGCCTACTTCCGCTTTCACACGTTCGGCGGCACGCTGCTGACACCCACGACGGGCCTGTCTGCGTGGAACAGCGCGACGCCGTACACGCTTGGGTCGTTGGTGACCAAGGGCGGAAGCACTTGGTACAGCACATTGGCGTCAACGAACAAAGACCCCGAGACGCCTGCCAACCAATACGGATCCGCGCCGGTGATCACGGCAACGTGGGTCGAGACAGTGGCGCAGCAGGCTACCCCGCCGGCGGGTTACACGAACGTCGGTTCGACCTTGCCTACGCAGGCCGTGATCGGCCAGCAGGTCTACATTGAGATTATCACCTACGAATATAACTGGATATACGACCCGTACCAGTTTGAGGGTATCGGCGGCCTCGATGTCGTCGAGACGATCCAGTACGTCGGCTACACCGGCACCGCGAACAGCAGCCCGTCGGGTTTCTGGTACCAGATGCCTGCGGTCTACCAAATTCCCTCGCCCTACGCAGAGCAGGATCTCGCTGACCTGCACTACGTCCAGTCAGGCGACGTGCTGACGATCGTGCATCCCAACTACAAGCCCCGGGAGCTGCGCCGCCTAGGCGCCACGCAATGGGTACTCGCGGAGATTACCTTTGGTTCGACCCTGGCGGCGCCGACAATCGCCTCCGTCACGCCGACACTGGCGTCTACTCCTTCGGACACGCAGGTCTACAGCTACGTGGCAACGAATGTTACAGACGACCAGCTCGACGAAAGCGTGGCGTCGGCAGCGGTGACGGCGACCAACCAGCTGTTCGACACCGGCGCCCTGAACACGATCACCTTTTCCACCGCCGCCAGGCGCAACGTGTACAAGCAGAGCGCGGGGCAGTTCGGGTTCATTGGCCAGACGACCGGCACGACACTGATCGACGACAACATCGCAGCCGACATCAGCCGCACGCCGCCGCTGAACCAGAACCCTTTCGCGACGGACTACCCCAGCGCGGTCTGCTATTACGAGCAGCGCAGGGTGTTCGCCGGCACGCCGAATTTCCCGCAGACCTTCTGGATGACCAAAGTCGGCGCTGAAAGCAACTTCGATTACTCGATCCCGATCCGCGACGACGACGGCATCTCGATCAAGATCGCCGCGCGCGAGGCCAACACCATCCGCAACGCGGTGGTCGTCGGGGATCTCCTGCTGCTGACCGAGAGCGCTGAGTGGCGGATCTCGTCCGCAGGCGACATCATGACGCCCACGACGGTGACAGCCAGGCCGCAGGCCTACATCGGCTCCAGCAACGTGCAGCCCGTGACGGTCAACACCGGCGCGATCTACGCAGCCGCGAGGGGCGGTCACGTCCGCGTGCTGGGGTATGAGTTCGACGTGCAGTCCTACGTGTCGCTCGACCTGAGCCTGCGCGCTGCGCACCTGTTCGACTACAAGACCGTCACCGATCTCGCCTACGCCAAGGGTCCGATCCCGATCGTCTGGGCCGTGTCGAGCGACGGACGCCTGCTGGGCATGACGTACGTCCCTGAGCAGCAGGTCTATGCCTGGCACGTACACGACACCGACGGCACGTTCGAAAGCATCGCCGTGGTCGGCGAGGGCAACGACGACATTCTGTACACTGTGCTGCGCAGGCCGGTGCTGAACTGCGGCAGCGGCTACACGTCGGCGCCCACGGTGGCGTTCTCCGGCGGCGGTGGCAGCGGCGCAGCAGCGACGGCCACGGTCGTCAACGGCGTCGTGACGGGCATCACCATCACCAATGGCGGCACCGGCTACACGTCGGCGCCTACCGTGTCGTTCTCCGGCGGCGGCGGCAGCGGAGCTGCTGCGACGGCCACGATCGCCGGCGGCGCCGTGACAGCTGTCACCCGCACGACCACACAGAAGCGTTACGTCGAGCGCCTGACCAGCAGGTACTTCCCGTCACTGAAGGACGCGTTCTTCGTGGACAGCGGCCTGACCTACAGCGGCTCACCTGCGACAGTGATCAGCGGCCTCAACCACCTCGAAGGGCGCCCGGTGATCGCACTGGCAGACGGAGCTGTCGTCGCCGACCTCGTCGTCACCGGCGGGCAGGTCACGCTGCCGAAGGCCGCGAGCCTCGTCCATGTCGGCCTGGCGATCCTCAGCGACATGCAGACCCTGCCTCTCGCGATCGAGGGGCTGGACGGTTTCGGGCAGGGCCGGGTCAAGAACATCAACCAGGTCTACCTGCGCGTCTACCAGTCGAGCGGCATTTACGCAGGCCCTACGGTGGACGACCTGACGGAAGCCAAGATCCGCACGACCGAGCCGTATGGCTCGCCGCCATCCCTGCAGACAGCGGAAGTGGACATCGTGATCCAGCCCAGCTGGTCGCGGGACGGGCAGATCGTCGTGAGGCAGGTGGATCCTGTGCCGCTGACGATCGTCAGCGCCACCCTAGAACTACAGTTCGGAGGCTGATCTCATGGCCATGTCATCCCTGATCCTGCAGGCCGGCGGCGTCGCCACCAGCACGGTCGGCAGCTACTACGCCGCCAAGGGCCAGAAGACCGCCCTGAAGCTGCAGGCGCGCATTGCGGAGGTCAACGCCAAGATCGCCGAGGGCCAGTCGCGTGACGCGCTGCAGCGCGGCGAGCGACAGGAGCAGGGTACCCGCATGAGCGCTGCGCAGCTGCGCAGCTCTCAGCGCGCTGCGATGGGGTCGAGCGGCATCGACCTCGGATCCGAGACGGCGGCGGCGGTGCTGACGTCCACGGACTACCTGACCGAGGTCGAGGCCAACACGATCAAGGCCAACGCCCTGCGCGAGGCCTGGGGCTTCCGCATGGACGCCGGCCAGTCGCGCAGCGAGGCGAGCATGGCGAGGGCAACAGCCAGAGGCATCAGCCCTGCGGGCGAGGCCTTCTCGACCCTGATGACAGGCGCAGCGCAGGTGGCGGGATCCTACGCGGGCTTCAAGGAAAGCGGCGCGCTGGGGAAGAAGACTACCACCGACACTGCGGGGCGCTCGACGGCGCGTACCTCCAACACCCCGCGCCATTCTAATACTGTGCGCAGCATTAGTAACTTCTTCGGTACAGGTCTCTAAGAATGCCACGCGTCCCTACAGCTGAAGGCTTTGGTGTCCTCCCCGGTATCCGCTCCGGCGGCGCGCGTCCCGTCCTGAGTGTCGAGCAGGCCGCACAACCTGGCCGGCAGATGGAAGCGCGCGGCGAGCAGATGGTGCAGATCGGCGGGCTGGTCGGCGACTACGCCCAGCAGCAGCAGGAGCGCGTCAACCGCGCACGCGTGCAGGACGCGTATGTGCAGGCGCAGAACTTTGGGCGCGAGATCGAGCTGGAGCAGCGCAAGCTGACTGGCCAGTCGGCGGTCGGTTCGACTGAGGCTTTCAGCGAGCGCTACAACAAGCGCATATCGGAACTCGCACAAGACCTCTCGCCCATCGCGCAGGAAGCCTTCCGCGCCAAAGCAGACGCGCTCTATGGCGGGTTCCTGGACCGGGGGACGAAGTACGAGGCCGACCAGTTTGAGGTGTACGAAGGGTCCGTGATCGACGCCACGCTGATGGCATCGATGCAGGACATGCAAGTGTATAAAGATGTGCCCGACGTGTTTGACAAAAACAGGCAGGACGCCAAAGACGCTGCGCGGATGAAAGCCTCCAGAGCGGGCCTTTCCGACGCAGCGGCGGACCAGTTTGTCCAAGCCCAGATGGGCAAGATGCACCTGGTCATCATCGACAACATGCTCGACGGCGGCGACCCTATGGGCGCCAAGGCTTACTTCGCGCAGGTCAGCGAAGACTTCCTGCCCACCGACGCGGAAGCAGCCAGCACCAAGGTCAACAAAGGCGCCGCCGCTGCCGAAGCAATTGTTACGGTGGACACGCTGCTGGCGGAGATGCCGCTGACCGGCACAAATATTCCGCGTGCGGATATGGACAAATGGCTGCGCGAAACCATCAGCGACCCTGTACAGCTGAAAGCCGCACGCGACGAGCTGGCCTTCCGTGTCGCGACGCACGAGGAGCAGTACAACAACGGGCAGGCGGAGGCGTTTGACACCGCGCTGAACATTGCCACGACGCGCGGCATGGCCGCAGCGCGCGG